CTCCTTCGACCCGTACAGCCGATCGCCGATCCGGCGCAGCAGTTCGCGTTCGACCCAGTCGAGTCGCGTGTCGTCGGGCGAGATCACCAGGATCTGCTGGTCGCGCCATCCTTCGCGCTTGATCTGCTCCGGATCGGGGCGCGGATCGGGCTGCAGTCGAGCCAGGGCACAGCGGTAGGCGTGAGTCGGAACCTTCATCTCACACCTCCTGTGTCTCGACGGCCCACTGCAACAGCGCAATGGCATCGGCTTCGTTGTCGTCAGCCGGTGCGTGGCCACGCAACCGGGCGGCGCTGATCATCTGATCCTTGTTCGCGTTGCCCTTGCCGGTGGCGTGCTTCTTGATCGTGCCCACCGGAACGCCCTGGTACGGGATTTGGTGGTGCTCGCACCATGCGGTGAGGTGGGCCATGAAGCCGCCGTAGGCGTGTGCCGCATCGACCCCGGCGTGGCGGCGCACCTCCTCGAAGTACACGGCGTCGATGCCGTCGCAGGACTGCTTGATCTCGGTGAGCCAGCGTTTGAATCGCAGGTAGCGCATGCCGCCACCCTCGAAGCGCTGCGGCTTGAAGGATTCCGATCCACTGGTCACTGCGCCATCGCGGTCGCGCAGTGCCCAGCCTGTCTGTGTGCCGAGATCCAATGCCAGGATCGAGGACAGGGATGGCCGCCGATGATCTGATCCCGGGTGGCCGGCAAGCCCCCTACGTAGAGTGGAGGGGCCATCTGGTCCCTCTCCTACGTAGTAGGAGGGGGAGTTTTCGCCAACTGGAGAATGGGAGAAAGTCCAGCAACCACGCGGGTTTGCGCCAGTTGGCAAGTTGGCATCGTTGCCATCTGCCAACTGCGGGTAATTTCCCGCAACACCCTGATTTACCTGGACTTCCAGTTGGCAGAGGTTTGCCAACTGCGGGTAGTTGGCAAGGAAATGGGTGCAGTTGGCAACGGCGCTGCCAACTGCCGATTGGGCAATGTTCATGAGGCCTCCGGGTCGTTCAGTTCGTCGTGGTAGACCCACACGTCGGGGTTCTCGACAGGCATCGAGGCGCCGGAATGCGGGCACTTGTAGTGGGTGGGGAGCACCGTGTGCTCGCGCATCGGCAGCTCGCCGGTGGCCGTGTCGACATCGCCAGCTGGCAAGCGCAGCACCATGCCTTCTACGCAGAGATAGCCGAACTTGGTGCGGCCGCTGGAGGGCAGACCGTAGTCAGCCGAGTTGCGGAAATACTTGATGTAGCCCTGCGTCGAGAGCGCGGAGACGCGTTCGCGGATGGTGCGCTCGCCGCCCAGGCCAGCCTTGCCCTCGAAGGACTCCGCGAACTGGTTGGCGGTGTAGCAGCGCCCGTTGCCGGCCTCCTCGAACAGGATCTGAAGGATCGCGTCGCGTTTGCGGCGGCGCTCGGCATCCAGTCGCTCGCCGTAGTCCTTCATCACCAGCCGCTCGTTGGCATCGACCTCACGCCACTCACCGTTGATCTTGTCGACGTGCCGTTGCGGGATACCCGCGCCATTGCGCAGCTCGAAGATGAGCTGGCGGGTCGTTCTGGTCTCGTCGGGCCTGAACAACAACATCCCGGTCGAGTAGTAGCCGCGCAGACTTCCCGCGCCGGCCAGTGCCTGGAACGGGTCCTCCTCGAACTGCTTCTTGCCGAGCTTCTTGGTGTGGTGGGCGAGGATGACGCCGGCGTCCGGATTCACTGCCTGGCGAATGCGCTCCACCCGCTGGGACAGGAAGAACAGCATCGCGCCGTTGTCGTTCTCGCCACCGGCGTCACCGCCGTCGAAAACGTTGCGGATCGGATCGATGGCGATGATGTCGGGAGGCTCGCCGCCGAAAGCCTGCGCGATTGCCGGGATCACCTGCGCCAGCCCTGCGTCATCGAGCACCAGCCGCAACTGCGGTGTGGCGACGAAGTTGGCGCGGGCATCCAAAAGCCGGTGTGATGGCAGGCGCACATCCTTCACGCGCTCGCGAAGGTAGTGGTACTGGACCTCGGCCTGCAGGTAGAACACGCGCAGCGGACGGGGTGGCTGCATGCCGAGGAATACAGCGCCTGCAGCCATGTGCGCCAGCCAAGACAGCAGGAAGTCGCTCTTGCCGACTTTCGGTGCGCCACCGAACACCAACATGCCAGCCGGTGTCAGCACGCGCGGAGCGATCAGATCGGGCGGCAGCGGCGAGTTGTCATCGAGCAGTTCGCCGAGCGTGAAGGTGGGCAGAGAGGGAGCCGCTGCCTTTACGATCCGTCGGTCACCCTGGGCGATGAATGCCGCGCAGTCGAAGCCCTCGTCGACAGCGTCTGCTGCATCCCACTTGGCCGGCTTGTCGGTCGGCGGCACCAAAATGGCCACGGATGCGCTGCCCGCCATCACGCAAGCGCGCGCTGCGCTCTCGGCGTAGTCCCAGCCGGGGGCATCCCGGTCCGGCCAGATGACCACGGATTTCCCGGCTAGTGGACGCCAGTCGGTCTTGTCGACTGGTGCCTTGGCGCCGTTCATCGCCGTGGTGGCCGCAATGCCGCAAGCAACCAATGCAGCCGCACATTTCTCGCCTTCGACCAGGACGACCTCTCGCGCTTTCGCGATGGCCGGTTGGTTGTAGAGCGGCCTGGGATCGGGTGCGCGCCACATGCGGGCACGCACATCCCAGGGGCGGTACTCTTTGCCTGTCGGCGGGTCATACCGGTAGACGCAGGCGATCAGCTCGCCATCGGGAGTCAGGTAATCCCATTTGCCGGTGTAGGCGCCGAGGTCGTCCATCGGCATGCTGCGAACATCACGGCGCATCGGCGTGCCGACCGGGACAGCAATGCCGAGCCATTGCCGGATCTCTCCAGCGATGCGTGGGAAGTCGCTGCGGGCGGAGCGGCCCTGCGAGCGCGCCCACAGATCAATGATGTCGCCGCCCTCGTCGGTGGAGAAGTCTTTCCACAGGCCTCGCCGTGGTCCGTCCAGCTCAACCACCAGACTCTTTCCCGGGTTGCCATCGACATCACCGACGTAGAACTTGCCACCCCGAATGCGCCCCTGCGGAAACAGGTAGTGGAGGACGGCCTCAAGTCGATCCAGCAAGCCAGCGCGCAAGGCATCGGTGTCGGAGGTCAGTTCGTCGCGCTGCTCGGGCGCGTCATTGAAGTCGAGCCAGATGATGTTGTCGGCCATCATGTCGAACTCCAACAGCGGTCCTGCCAGGGGCAGAACTTGCACTCGACATGCGTTGGCGTGGTTGCATGGCGCGGCAGCAGTTCCTGGATGTCCGTTGCCGTGATGACCCGAACCGCGCGATCGGACATACGCTGCGCTAGGCCGCCGTCGAACGGCACCAGCTCGAACCAGATCTCCTCGGAGTCCTTGTTGATGGCAGTGAACAACGCCGGGTTCGCAGAGATGCCCGGAATGCTGGTCTCCATGTAGGCCTGATAGATGGCCATTTGTGCGGCATAGACCGGTTTGGATTTGCTGACGCCGTGCTTGACCGTGTCCCGCCAGGACTTGTCGTTCATGGTCTTGCACTCCCACAGGGCCGGATAGCTCATTCCTAGCTCTGCGGGGCCACCGTTCAGCACGCCATCGACGTGCCCTTGGATGCGACCGCCCGCGACAGAAAAGCCGAACTGACCGCCGCTGGCCTTTTGCGTGTACAGATCGAATCCGGCCATGCGCAGCCAGCGGATGGCCAACTCTTCGAGGACATGGCCCACTTCGAAGACACGCAGAACGCGACCTGGCATGTCCCGGCCAGGATCGACCGGTGTCTGCAGATACTCGTATTGCAGTGCACGTTCGCAGGCAACGCCCAAGCGAGACGCACCGAGATAGTTGCGCCGGGGTTGGTTGTCGCGTTCGGCGCTCAGTGCGGCGTCGATGAGCGCGCCGATCTGCTCATGGATCTTGGGGCGGTGATTGAAGTCCAGCATCAGAACGGCACCCCCGTCGAAGCAGGCTTACCCTGGCGGGCGAGTCGCTCCTCAAGAAAAGCGCGGTCCTTCTCCGCCATCCGCTCGTGCTCGACGAGCATGTGTTCCTGGTAGGCGGTCACCACCACGTCGATCAGCATCAGCACTTCGTCTTTGCTGTAGTCCGCCAGCGGGCGCTGCATGCCGATGGAGCCCACATACTCACCCAGCGGGGCCAGGCAGGACGCCATGGCAGCCAGCTCCATGTCACTCGGGTCGATCATGTGACCTCCCGTCTTTTCCATGAGCCGTGAAAATGCGTTCTGACAGCGCATGGAGCAGAACACCCAGCGATCCGAGTAACGGCGTGGATCGCTGCGCGGCAGGCGTGGATTGAAGTAGCCGAAGCCCTTGGCTTTTCGGGAGCAGACTGCACATTTCACGCGGTCTCCCGGTGGGCATCGTTAGCAGCCACCACGAGGCGCTGAATCGACGACTTGTTGAACTGGAAGGACAGCAGCGCCGAGGCCTGATAGCGGGTCATGCCAAAGTCGGCGCGCAGCGCCTGCGGCAGATACTGGAGTTGCTTCGCGGTCGGCGGCTCGTTCAGCCAACGACGGGTCTTGTGCGCGGAGTCAGCCGACTCGCGGTCGTTCAGCCAGTCATCGGCTTTGGCCATGCAAACCGTGCGGTCGCCGACAGCCAACAAGCGTGGCTGCAGATCCTTACCTCCGCCCACGGCGTGCCAGCGCCCATTCAGGAAGAACACGCCACCCCAGGCGTTGAAGCCAGTCGCCATCAATGCGTCGTCGCAGCCGAACAGGTCGCACCAGCGGAAGTTGGAGCGATTGAGGAGATCGATCTCGGTCATCACGAAATCGGCCAGCGCATCTCCTTCTTCGGTGTTCTCGTTCTCCCAGACGAAGCCGCACAGCGGGCATTCGCGGCAGCCGAGCGGGACGGTGGCTTCACAGGACGGGCAGTCCTTGGTGGGCGCTTCGCCGTGATGCTGGTGTCCGTCGAGATTGACGTCCTGTTCCAGAGATCCGTGCATCAAGGTCGCGGTGCCGAAGTCCAGCACCACGCAGTCGGTCTTGATGACGCCGGGATGCTCGATAGGATCGATGGTGCGCAGGCCGCGCCCGATCATCTGAGTCAGCGTCGACTTGTGCGAGCTGGGTCGCAGCAGCACCACGCAGGAGGTGGGCGTGAAGTCGTAGCCTTCAGTCAGCACAGCCACATTGACCACGACTTGCGCGCTGCCGGATTCGTACTCGGCCAGGCGTGCCTTTCGCTCAGCATCAGACAGCTCGCCGTGCACGATCACGGCGGATACACCGGCATCCTGAAACGCCTGGCGCACACATTCGGCATGGGCGACGGTCGAGCAGAACACGATCGTCTTGCGGTCGCCGGCCTTCTCACGCCAATGACGGATCACGGCATCGGTGATAGGAGTCTTGTTGAGAATCGCCTCGACTTCCGTCATGTCGAAGTCAGTGGCCGTGCGCCGGACCCGCGTCAACTGCTCCTGGGCGCCGACATCGATGACAAAGGTGCGTGGCGGCACGAGGTGGCCGGAGGCGATCAGCTCGCCGAGGGTGATTTGATCCGCGACGTTGCTGAAGACCTCCCGCAGTCCCTTGCCGTCACTGCGGGCAGGCGTCGCCGTCACCCCGAAGATCTGGGCGCGCGGGTTCTTGTCCAACACGCGGTCGATTACGCGGCGGTACGACGCCGAGGCTGCGTGATGCGCTTCATCGATCACCAGCAGATCGAGGATCGGGATGGCAGCGAGATGGTTGTCACGCGACAGCGTTTGCACCATCGCGAACGTGGCGCGCCCGGACCAGGATTTGTCCTTGGCATCGAACACGGAGGTGCTGACGCCCGGATTCACCCGTGCAAACTTGGTCAGGTTTTGGCCGGTCAGTTCATCGCGATGAGCGAGGATGCAGGCCTTGGCATCTGGCTCGGCCAACAAGCTGCCGGCCACCGCCGACAGCATGATGGTCTTGCCCGACCCGGTGGGGCCAACAGATAGGGTGTTGCCGTGTTGGGCGAGCGCCGCCAAAGAGCGCTCGACCAGCAGGGCTTGGCGGGGGCGGAGCATCATGGCGGCGTCCCCTTTACTGTGCCCAGCTCGGGCGACCCGGCACGGAGGCACGGCCCGTGGCCTGGGCATACGCGTTCGACCCGTTTGCGGGTGCTGGCGCTTTCGCCGCTCCCTGCGCGCCACCCATGAGGGCGGCGTAGTCCTTGTGGTCGGGCGTGATCGCGGCCTTGATCACGCTCTTGTCTTGGCCGTTCTGGTCTTTGTCCCAGTCGACCTTGCCGAGAAACTCGATGCCATCGAGATCGGCAAACCCGCTGATGCGGCGCGCGTTCTGCGCGGCAGGACTGTTGTCGCCAGGATGAACGCCGCGCGCTGAGTTGAGGATCGCCTTGACGAAGGTGCGGCCCATGTTGGCCCACTCAGGGCCTTTCGGACTGTGCAGGCCGATCAGCGACCACATCTTGCGACGGGCGAACTCACCCTCCATCACGACGAACTCGCAGTTCAGGTACACCGAGCCGGTGTTGTCGTTGCGGGTGGCGTAGCCGCCGGTCCATCCCTGCGACGGATCATCGAAGCCACCCGGCTTGATGGTCATGCGGACACGCACCAGCGCGCCTTTGGGGATAAGGTCGAAAGAGGTCTGTTCGGAGGCGGAATTGAAATCGAAGTAGGTCATGATCAGGACTCCTGAGTCGAAGTGGATTCGGGGATGGCAGCGGGCGCGGGGCGCGCGAAATCGAGCCGTTCGGTAGCGGGCCTGGCCGGGCCGGCGATCTTTTCCATGAGGCGGCCGAGGTGTGGCTCCTCGATCGGATCGAGCCGCCCGGAGCGGTCCTTGGCGGGGTAGCCCCATGCGTTCAGCGTGTGGCAGACGAAGGCGCGGTAACTGGCGCCGTCATCGGCCTTCAGCTCGGCCAGGGTGACGACCTCATCGACGATGCCGGGCAGTTCCAGGCCGGTCTTGGAGCCGTCGATCTGCAGCGAGAACACCCGGCGATTGAAATCGTCGAGGCGCTCGTCGAGGATGCCGACGAACCAGACGTTCTTGCCGCGCGTGTGCTGCAGGTGGGTCAGCCAGGCGATCATTTCCTGGCCCATCAGCCCATACGCACCCCGGCTGTCGGGTTTGCCGGTCTTCTCGGAGTAGGCCTGGGGCTGGCCTTTGCACCATTGCAGGCACAGGCGACCGGCCACGGTGATGGAGTCGACGAACACGGTGTCGTACTTGTCCAGCACGACCGGATCGCCGAAGCGCGCACACACGGCATCGAAGTGGGCCTGACTGAACGGCTGGTCGTCACGCAGCGCCGGGTTCGGTCCGCCGATGTACACCGCGAAGTCACGACACTCCTGCCAGGTGCGCGGACGGATCGTGTCGCCCGCCCAGCCCTCGACAGCCAGATCTCCAGCTTCAAGGTCGAAGAAGAGAGTGGCCGTGGGTTTCAGCGTCCAGAGTTGCGAGGTCTTGCCGATGCCGCTCTTGCCGACGAGCACGCCTTTCACGCCACGGCGCTCGGCCAGACGCTGGTCTGCAGTAATGATGGGGAGGCTCATTTGCCGGCCTCCTCGGTGCTGATGCTGGCGAACGCGTCAGCAACGGTGGTCATACCGAGCGCGCCACGCTTGCGGGCCATCTCGTACAGGTCACGCAGACCACTCAGACGGCGATGGATCAGACGGGATTCCGACTCCATGCCTTGGATCGCGAATGCCAGGTCATCGATGGTGGCGTCCTCAAGGCGACGCACGACTTCGTCGGGGCGATTGCCGTCCAGCGCCGGGATGCGGATGTTTTCAGGCAGATCACGGAGATACAGTTCGGGCTGCTTGCGCAGCAGTTCGAGTAGCGTAGGTTTGGTTTTCATGGTGATTACTCCTGAAGCAGAGCGAGACGAAAGCCCGGCTTGCCGGTCTTGAGGGTGCGTGCCGGGGCGAAGGCGTTCTTGAGCGACTCGGGCCACGAGTTGAACTTGGTTTCCGAAATCCGGTAGCTGATCTCCACGTACTCGGACGGGTCGTCACCGTTGGCGGCGATGCGCTGGGTGATCTCGGCAAGCCGCTTCTGATCCCAGTCGACTTTCTTGGGCAGATCGGCAGTGATGCGGACGTGCCCGTCGTCGAAATGGACGACGCCGGTATCCTTGCCAGCTGCCAGGCGGAGTTGGTGGGCGCGGTCGGCGTACTTGAGGTCCAGTGCGCGATCGACGTGCTCGACGATCGCCTTGGCAGCGGCGAGAAGATCAGCAGCGTCGTTCTTGAGCTGGAACAGGGACTCGCTGGCAAGCGCAGCTAGTTCGCCGGCCGGGGTGGTCAGGACTTCGTCGGGGGAGATGCGGTTCACAGCGCACCTCCCGCATTGACGCGTTCAGAGGTGCTCTTGCGCAGGCTCTCGGCCTCGTAGGCTTCGATGTCCTCGATGCGGTAAGCGACACGACCCTGCAGCTTCAGGAATACCGGGCCGATACCTTCGGAGCGCCAGCGTTCAAGCGTGGCTTCGCTGACTCCCCAACGTTCGGCCAATTGGCCTTGATTCAGATGTTTGACACTCACGATGCACTCCTTCTGGTTGTTGCGAATTCGTGAGGTCAGTTTCGAAGTCGGCCTGTGCGGGCGTCTGCCGCCGCCATGTACGGGCTGATGTACGGGCGCAGCTTCTGCGGGGAAAAGCGGGGCCCAGAAAGCAAAAAACCGCCCGAAGGCGGTTGTGCGTGGTGCTGCCAACTGGTGGCCGGTCAATCTCGGCGGAAGCCATACTTCCCCTTTTCAGGGTTGTCGATGTAGTCCTCCCAGTCGGTGTTGCCACTGAACAGGTTCTGCATGCGCTGACTGCGCGCCGTCTTCTTATCTGCATAGGCTGCGTCGAGAATTTCAGCGGCTGGGAGAATCCACCTGTCGTTGATGGCCTGCTCGAACATGTAGCGGACTGCCGCAGCCTGGCGCTCGCCTTTGATCGTCCAGGGCTTAGTCTTTGTGCGGATAGTCAGCGTGTTGGTGTATTCGTCAAAGTGCACCGGCAACACGGGTCGGATCGCGCCATCGGGTGGTGCGACCAGGATGCGGTGCAGCAGATCCATGTCGATGCATGGCGTTGCGACATAGTTGACGATTGCTTCTCGAAGCGACGCAAAGCGGTAGCTGCGCGGTGGGCGAACAAACTGCGGCAACACACCGCCAGACGACAAAATCAGGCCTTGGTCAGGAAGACTTGTCTGGCTGAAGTGGCGAAAAACCTCTTCGATGGAGTGCGCCAAGCCGCGAACGAGCCAGACGTCTGTCAAGGCGTGCCCGATTCGTGCCTTTCCCAAATGCCAAAGGGCATCGTCCAGCAGCGGCGCATCAATTCCTTTTCGCAAAGCCTGCGCGATACCCAGGAGATCGGCGATGGTGCTCAGGATTGCAGCTGGCCGAACGCTGTAGATGGCGACCTCGGCAGCGGGGACAGACTTCCACCGAAAGGTCTCAGGGCAGCGGTAGCGATACCGATCAGCTTGGTCATCTTCAGTCAGGTCGACTTGAACGAGATCATCATCAAGCGATGCTGGGTAGCTCCCGGCGTAGCCAACGCAGTCGGTCCACTGCTCCAGCAGCTTCGGCGTCAAAGATGTCCGCCGAAGGACACTCCACCCGGGTACCCCACGAAGCCGCTGTCCGTCGCCGTCGGCAATCGGCTGCCCAGACTGTTCGAACAGGTCGATCAGATCAAGCAGCGACTGTGTCGGCAGGGGCTTCGACGACATGGCCGATCTCCTTCACCAGATGCCATTTGGCCAGCAGTCGGTCGCACAGCGCCCGGTCCTTTTCTCTCTTGGTCTTGATGTTGCACTTGTTGTCGTCGCGCAGGATCACGGTAATCGTCCGTGCGCGGTCCTTGCCGACTTTTTTCAGCTTGATGGACAGCTTGGCGTAGTTGAGGTGGTGATCGCGGAAGTCGAAGGTGGGGCCGATCAACGACCGGGCGGCCGCGTAGATGTCATCGACGTCCTTGGTCCAGATCTTCACCAGGAGCGACCGACCATTGCCAGCGGCGTAGCCGAGCTCAACGACCTTGACGAACGCTACCGGCTCGCCGGATAAGTCGAAATTTCGCAGCGCCGCCAAGCTCTGGTAGTCGTATTGCTTGAGCGGGATCTTCTCGCCGGTGATGGGCGATTGCAGCAGGGAGTCGGCCACGATGCGCGCCAATGCTTCCCGCCCCGCCGTATCTTTCGACAGCACCTCCAGGTGCCCATTGGCCGGCTCGTAAGTGATGTGCGAAGACACCGCCCGGATCACCTCCTGGGACACCAGTTCGCTCGCCTGCACGCAGTCGATGATTTCCGGTGGGCGGTTGTGATGGATGCTGATCTGGTACAGATCCACGTCCTCGCCGGTCTGCGTGTCGGGCCGCAGACGCTTGAAGATCTGGATCGCGACCGCGTCATCGGAGCACCCGAGTTGCTGGGCGACGGTTTGGTGGAACGCCGCCTTGGCCGTCGCGTCGTCGAGTACTGCCAGGTTGGCAGGTGCCATGAAACCGGAGTAGCAGGAGGCGCTTTGCCGAAACACGTCGGCCTGCCGGGCGTTCAGCGCTTCCTCGAAGAGTGCGGGTTCATGGACATGGAGCCACAGCGCCCGCTGGTACTGGTTCGGGATCGCGGCGAAGGTTTCCCGGGCGGCGTCATCAAAGATGTCGTCCTTGAAGCCGTCGATGACGTCCTGGCCGGCGCCGTCCGACAGCAGCACGATCCGTTCGGCCACTTCTTCGATCCGTTGCCGCTCGCCCACACCAAGAGCCGCGAGCACAGCCTCCATCTGTTCACGCTGTTCTTTCTTGGGCTTCTTGGCGTCCACATCCGGCATGGCCAGACTGAACTCGTCCACCATGAATTCACGGAACACCGCCGGCGGCAGGTGGCCCAGGAGCTTGCTCAGGTTTTCTGCATCGTTCATCTACATACCCCTCAAAAGGTTTGGATTGGCTTGGTATCAGCCCCGACGGCCCCTTCTTCTTGTTGGGGTGTGCAGACCGATGACGTTCGGTGTACCGAACGATTGTGATTGTCTCGGAGCGGTTAGGGGTTTGTCAAGCAGGTACGAATTCGTTCGGCGTAGTGGTATTATTTTCGGCCTGACGCGAACACATGAGGAGATAACGGTGCCATCGCCCCTGGGGGACAAGATCCGCGCATTGCGGAAGCAGAAGAAGCTCAGCCTGGAGCAGTTGGCCGAGCTGACGGACTCCAGCAAGAGCTACATCTGGGAGCTGGAGAACAAGGACGATCCGAAACCATCGGCCGACAAGATCGGCAAGATCGCCGCCGTCCTCGATGTCACCACGGAGTTCCTGTTGACCGAATCGGCCGCCACGCCGGACGAGCAAGTGCTCGATGAGGCTTTCTTCCGCAAGTACAAAACCATGTCGGAGCCGGACAAGAAGAAGATCCGCAAGATCCTCGATGCCTGGGAAGATGAATGACGGATGCGAAGAAGCCCATGGCCGAGGCCAATCGCATCTCGTCCATGCTCAACACGGTTCTCGGTGCGGATCGCTTTCCGGTCAAGGTTGACGAGCTGGCGCTGGAGTATTCCCGCCAGTGCTTCTCAGACTCGCCGATCGACAAGGTCCAGGGCGAAGATCTCGACGGTTTCGATGGTCTGCTGAAAGCCAACAAGGCGCGCTCGAAGTGGTTGGTCCTCTACAACAGCGCCACCCCGTCGGAAGGCCGCAAGCGCTTCACGATCGCGCATGAATTCGGTCACTACATCTTGCACCGCCACCAGCAAGACCTGTTCGAATGCGGCGACGACGACATCGAGACTGGGGACAACAACGAGCGCGACATCGAGGCCGAGGCGGATCTGTTCGCTTCGACCCTGCTGATGCCGCTGGACGACTTTCGGCGCCAGGTCGACGGGCAACCGATCAGCTTCGATCTGCTCGGTCACTGCGCCGATCGCTACGGGGTCTCGCTGACGGCTGCCGCCCTGCGCTGGACCGAGATCGCTCCCAAGCGCGCCATACTGGTGGCCAGCCGCGACGATCACATGCTCTGGGCCAAGTCGAACAAGGCAGCGCTCAGGTCCGGCGCCTACTTCGCGACGCGCAAGAACACCATCGAGCTGCCGCACGATGCGCTGGCGCACAGCTACAACGCCTTTGGCATGGCCGACAGCCAGACAGGGCGTGCCCAGTCCTGGTTTGTCCGTGAACCCGCCAGCATGCCGGTCACGGAGATGACGCGCGTCGCGGGTCAGTACGACTACACGCTGACACTGCTATTGCTGCCTGAGGCCGAGTGGCAGGGAGCGCGGCACGATGATGAGGAACCGGAGGAAGACACTTACGACCGCTTCATCCGCAATGGCCAGTACCCGGTTCGATAGCTGATGGCGGATCGATCATGAGCGCCCACAAGTGGCAATTCGCTTCCCGCTTTCGCCGTCATTCCTTTGGTTGGCGGTCCGACACGCCGGTGCAGCGGATCAAGGAAGCCATCACGGAGATCAAGCAGGTCGCCCGCAAGGAGCCCGTGCTCGCAGCTGAGGGGGCCATTACCCTGCTGGAAAAACTCTCGCCGGCGCTGGAACAGGTGGACAGTTCATCGGGCGCACTGGGTTCGGCCGTCAACAAGGCCATCGATACCCTGGTGCCCATCATCGTCAAGGCTGATGTCGAGCCGAAGCTGCGACAACGCTGGCTCGAACGCTTGTGGCAAGCGCTGCAGGATGACGAGATGTCCTACATCGAACTGCTCGGCGATTACTGGGGCGAGTTGTGCGTGACGCCGGAACTGGCGTCGCACTGGGCCGATGAGTTTTTGCCGGTCGTCGAGAGCGTGTGGAGCCCGAAGGCTTCCGGACATGGATTCTTCAAAGGCACCAGCGCCTGCCTGGCATCGATGTACGCGGCGGGCCGCCACCAGGAACTGTTGGCGTTACTCGACAAGGCGCGGTTCAAGTGGTGGCACGATCGACGCTGGGGCGTGAAGGCATTGGCAGCGATGGGCAAGAAGGCGGAGGCGATCCGCTACGCCGAGGAGTCGCGCGGCCTCAATGATCCTGGCTGGCAGATTGCTCAGTCCTGCGAAGAGATCCTGTTGTCCTCCGGTTTGCACGACGAGGCCTACCGCCGCTATGCCATCGAGGCAAATCAGGGCACAACGAATCTGGCGACGTTTCGCGCCATCGCCAAGAAGTATCCCCACAAGCAACTGGAAGAGATCCTACGCGACCTGGTGGCCAGCACGCTTGGCGCCGAGGGCAAATGGTTCGCTGCTGCGAAGGATGCGGGCTTGTTTGATGTGGCGATCGAACTGGCTACGCGCAGCCCGACCGATCCGCGCACGCTGACCCGCGCTGCCCGTGATTACGCCGAAAAGCAGCCAGCATTCGCGCTCTCAGCCGGCTTGGCCGCGTTGCGCTGGATCTCTCTTGGACACGGCTATGAGATCACCGGCGCGGATGTGCTCGATGCTTATTCGGCAGTCACGCAGACGGCAGTGAATGCAGGTGTTCCAGTCCCGCAGATCAACGAGCAGATCCGGGACATGATCGCCAGCACCCAGCCCGGCAATTCGTTGATGACGACCATCCTTGCCCGTCATCTGGCGAACTAAACTGGACCAGCTTTTCGCAGCAACCCGCATCGGTTCGCACAACTCCGAAACTCCCTCATGGTGTCGGCGGCAGTCCATCCGGACAATTTCACTGCATGTGAGTTTGACCGAGAGGACCGCCACCAATGCATCAAATCAACCATCTACCACCGGAGCGGATGACGCCGGAACAGCGTCGCCACGAGATCGCGTCGTTGCTGGCCAACGGCCTGGCACGCTTGCGTATCACCGACGCAGAAGAGTCCGCAGATATGGCCGGAGCGAGCGGGTTTGAGCTTGGCTTCTCTGGCAACCAGCGCGTTCATACAGACCCCGTCAACAAGACAACTACGGAGTCGAAATGAGCACGCAAATACCATCGTTTTCCACGCCGCCATCGGTGGCGGCGCAGATCGCCAGGTTGCCCGAGATGCCGATGGCAGAGATCCGGGCACTCTGGCAGAAACTGGTCGGTGGCGACACGCCCACCCACAACCGCCAGTTCCTCGAACGCCGGATTGCCTACCGGCTGCAGGAGCTGGAGTTCCGCAAGGTCGACGCCAACCTGCTGGATCGCAACCAGCGCCGCATCGAATCTCTGGTCGAAACCGGCAAGGTGAAAAAACGCGACCGCGATTACCGCCCGGCCGCAGGCACGGTGCTGGTCCGCGAATACAAAGGCATCGAGTACCGCGTGATCGCGACCGCCGACGGCCAGTATGACTTCCAGGGGCGCATGTACCCGAGCCTCTCGATGATCGCCCGCGAAATCACCGGCATGCGTTGGTCGGGTCCGCTGTTCTTCGGCCTCAAGCCGCCATCCAACACTAAGACCAAGCCATCCACCAAGAAAAGAGGTGGACGATGAGCGAAGTCTTGAAGCGCCGCATGCGCTGCGCGGTCTATACGCGCAAATCCACTGATGAAGGGCTGGACCAGGAATACAACTCGATCGACGCCCAGCGCGACGCCGGTCACGCCTACATCGCCAGCCAGCGCGCCGAAGGCTGGATACCGGTCGCCGACGATTACGACGATCCCGCCTTTTCCGGCGGCAACATGGAACGACCGGCGCTCCAGCGAATGATGGCGGACATTGAAGCCGGCAAAATCGACGTGGTCGTCATCTACAAGATCGACCGCCTGACACGTAGCCTCGCGGACTTCTCCAAGATGGTCGAAGTGTTCGAGCGCTACGGTGTGTCGTTCGTGTCGGTCACCCAGCAGTTCAACACGACGACCTCCATGGGCAGGCTGATGCTGAACATCCTGCTGTCTTTCGCCCAATTCGAGCGCGAGGTCACCGGCGAGCGCATCCGCGACAAGATCGCAGCCAGCAAGCGCAAGGGCATGTGGATGGGCGGCGTACCGCCGCTGGGCTATGACGTCAAGAACCGGCGGTTGGTGCCCAACGAGCGCGAAGCCAAACTGATCCGGCACATCTTCCAGCGATTCGTCGAACTCGGCTCCAGTACTGCCTTGGTCAAGGAGCTGAAGCTGGATGGCGTAACGTCGAAGGTGTGGACCACTCAAGACGGCAAGACCCGGGATGGCAGACCGATCGACAAGGGCCACATCTACAAGCTCCTCAGCAACCGAACCTACCTTGGTGAGTTGCGGCACAAGGACCAGTGGTACCAGGCCGAACACCCGCCCATCATCAGCCGCGAATTGTGGGACAGCGTCCACGCGATCCTGGAGACGAATGGCCGAGTGCGGGGCAACACGACGCGGGCAAAGGTTCCCTATCTGCTCAAGGGGATTGTGGTCGGCAACGACGGGCGCGCACTGTCGCCGTGGCACACCACCAAGAAGAATGGCCGGCGCTACCGTTACTACGTGCCCCAGCGCGACGCCAAGGAACACGCGGGCGCCTCGGGGTTGCCGCGATTGCCGGCCGCGGAACTCGAATCGGCGGTGCTTGACCAACTGCGCGCGATCCTGCGTGCCCCGAATCTGCTCGGCGACATGCTGCCGCAAGCGATCAAGCTCGATCCAACCTTGGACGAGGCGAAGATCACCGTGGCCATGACCCGGCTCGACGCGATTTGGGATCAACTGTTCCCGGCGGAGCAGACACGGATCGTGAAATTGCTGGTCGAGAAGGTGGTCGTGTCGCCCAATGACCTCGAGGTGCGGCTGCGCGCCAACGGCATCGAACGGCTGGTGCTGGAGCTGCGTCCCGAGCCCGTCGAGCAACAAGCGGAGGCGCTGGTATGAGCGACATCCGCATCCAGAAGACCGGCGAGCCGGACATCCTGCAGACCAGCGACGGCAGGCTGACCCTGTCCGTGCCGATCCAGATCAAGCGCCGCAGTGGCCGCAAGTTGGTCACTCTCCCGAACGGTGAGACTGCACCGGTCAGACCGTGGGACGTTGCACCGACCTCCATTCAATTGGCGCTGGCCAGGGGGCACCGCTGGCTGGCGATGCTGGAATCGGGGGAAGCGAAGTCTTTGAAGGAGATCGCCACACGGGAAGGCATCGACAACAGCTACGTCAGCCGGATGGTGAATCTGACCACGCTAGCCCCCGATATCGTGGCGGCCATCCTGGACGACGCATTGCCGAACCACGTCACGCTGTTCGATCTGGCGGTCGATCCGCCAGCGCTGTGGGATGAGCAGCGGGAGAGAGTCGGGCTTTGA